TATCAAAGGCTTCTTTCATTGCTTTGTCAATCATCTCTGCAAATTTACCGCTAGAAAATAAAGCTTCAATCGCATTAGTTGTGCTTGGCTCTGATTTAATTATTTCTAATCCAACCTCTTTTCCAGGTTTAAATAGAATATCTTCTAATTCTCTTTTTCTTTCTTTCAACTGTTCTGTGGTTATTTTTTTTATATCCATTTTGGTTGTTCTCCTATTTTATTGTAAACATAACGGTGAACTATTTTATGGCATTTTTTACATAAAGTTATTCCATTTTCTACTTTGTAAATTAAATCTATTTTATTTTCCCTAACACATTTAACTACCGGAAAAATATGATGTGGATGCAAAAAAACTGTTTTCCCATTTCCACTTTTTATTCCACATTTTTGACAAGTGTAATTATCTCTTTCAAAAACTGCATTTCTCCAATTTCGCCATTCACTATTTCTCAAAGAATGATTAATCTTTTCATAATATTTTGAAATTCCGCCTTTCCAAAAATTATGCATTCCACTCTCAACTCTCTTTCTCATTGCGATCTTAATTTTTTCTTTAGTTGCTTCTGGTAATTTCCTTCCTTTTAGCGCATTACTTAATTTTTTCCTAGCTTCCAAGCTATTTTTCATCCCATTATTAATACTCATTTTTCGCTTGCTTTCTTCACTGTGTCTCATCCCATAGAATGGATTATTTTCCCCCTTAACTTTTCCAGAAATAAAACTACCTGAATTGGTATATCCTTTCATTCCTTTATTCCAAGGGTTACTTGAACCTTTTACAAATCTTCCTAATTTATCCCTTTTCATTTTTTCTTCTCTCTAATTCTACTATTATTTCTCCATATTCCTTTTCTAATTCTTCTTTATTATCATATGTTTTTCCTGGCCCTGGTCTAGAACTACGCCTCATATCTCCCCCGCATTTCGGACATTTGAGTTTATCGCAATGTTCATCAGATGTCATTTTATAGCCGCACTTGATACACTCGCAATTATACTTCTGCTTTTCCTCGCCCTTAGACGGTTCAGTTGCTGTGTAAAGTTCATCCAACCGTTCCTTGAGTGTAGCCAATGCCTCAATCGTATCTTTTACCAGAGTACGGTTTTTAGTGCTTAGAATCCGGCCTTCCTTTAATTCAACAACCTGAGTGGTTAAATCCTTTATGGCCACTTCGAGGTTGGTGTAGTCAGTTGTTTCTATTGGCAGTCGTTTACCAGTCTTTGAAATATATTTCTTCTCTTCGGCATCTAGTTCATCCCAGGTTCTGCCCGTTTCCTTTTCTTTTTCAGCTACCTCATTTTCATCCTCTACCAGCTCTATCCTATTTTCATCTACTTCCTTTTCGTTGCTTTCCGTCTCTTTCTCCTCGACAATCTCTTCAGTTACTTCCTCTGTATCAGCTTTCGTCTCAATGTCATTAAAATCCTTATGTTCTGCAATCCACTTTTTAGCCTCTTCCATAGTCCATTTTTTAACATCAAACAAATATGTAATCACCTTTTTGCATGTTCCGCAATAGAGAGCTTTGATTCCCTGTGATGCAGATATGGTTATTGTCCTGATTCTGTGACCATCATGACCCGTACTTACTGGAATCCTATGATATTGCTCAGTCGTCTCTGGTTTGGTTATGATTTCTTTTCCATGAGTCTTTATCTCTCCAAATTCATCATGTCCAATCGGAAAAGGATTTTCGTCATCCTTCACCACTTCAATCTCTTTGTCCTCTTTCTCAACGATAATCTCTCTGTCCTTAACCACCTCAATCTCTAAGTCCTTCTTGAGGCGGTCGGATATAAGTCCTTTCTCCATTGCCAATGTCAACGCTTCTGGGCAACTAGGAATCGGGACAATAGAATATTCCAGGAGTTCCCATTTATTATATATCCGCCCTGGCTTTTCCTTTTTATCTTTTGTCTCAATATCTTCCCATTCGATAGGAATGAATCCCACTGACCACCCTTGCAATAGCGGGCCAGTGCCTTCAATGTCTTCTGTACACGCCCTGTATATCTCATCACCTCTTTCGCTCTTTGCAAAGACAGTCTTGGCAACAAGCCCCTTATCGTCTTTTTTAATCCAGATGTTTTTCCCTACTGGCAAAGACTTATAATCATGTCCAAGCATAACGACAGGATTTTTCTTATAGTTCTCCAAATTCACCCCTTCAGGTAACAGCTTCTCGCCATCCCTATCCAAAGCACCTGTCGATATATAACTGATGACGCTACGTTTCTTCTTGTCAGCCTCCTGCTTCTCCGATGTGTAATACTTTCTTACAAACGGAATCTCATCCTTTTTAACGTGCAGTCTCTTGGCCAGTTCACTAGCCTTGTCAGGATATTCGTTTATGAATTTAAGATTCTCGGTTATCACTTTCATCATCGCCTCCCTAAATAATTGAATCTATTAACATTAAGCTGTTTTTGTGGTATAAAATAAGCATGAAAAAGAAAGGAAAATATCTGGTCTGCCCAACCTGTAATGTATCTTTTTATAGAGATCCTTCTCATACTGGAAAAATTAATTATTGTTCTCGAGAATGTGGCTATAAACAAAAAAAAGGAAAAAATTTGATTTGTCCAGTTTGCAATAAGGTTTTTTATAGAACGCCTTCGGATATTTATGGCAAAAACGTAAAAATTAGTTATTGTTCTCAAAAATGTCATTACAATCATAAATTTGTAAGGACGCTTGAAAAAGTTATAAAACCATATTCTAAAACTTGGCAAGAACTTATTTATCATTGGTATGTTGTTGATAAAATGTCTATTCACCAGATTTCTAAAAAGCTTAATTTGAGTAATCGTGTTATTCCTAGAGCATTGAAAATGCTTGATATTCCACAACGCTCTGTTCATGATAGGATTGCTCTTCAGTGGGATGATAATGACAAAAGGAGAAAAGAAACGGCAAAAAGAACATCTACTCTTTTCAAGGGGAAACCAAGCTGGAGTAAAGGGTTGACTAAAAAAAGCCATCCAGGGATTAAAAGACAAGCTGAATGGATGGTTGGGAAAAATAACCCCATGTATGGCAAGCGAGGAAAAGATAATCCAGGCTACAAAAATGGTAAATATACTGCCGATAAAAAGAGATTCTGGAGCACTTCTGAATATCAACAATGGCGAAAAGCTGTATATGAAAGAGATAATTATACTTGTCAAAATTGTGGTGATAACAAAGGCGGAAATCTTAATGCTCATCATATTAAATCGTGGGCAGATTTTCCTGAGCTTAGATATAAAATATCTAATGGAATTACTCTTTGTGATAAATGTCATCAGTTTGCTCACTCTTCAATCCAAGCACTTAGGGTGCAGCGACAAGAAACATGTCTTGGCGGCGCATCTATATCACAATAGCTATTGTCAAATGTAAATTTCTGGCCATCTCTTTCTATCACCTCTGGAGGATCACCCACACTAAAATAATTTTCCTCTAATCCTATTACTTTCCCATCCAGCAATTCGCAACTAGGACAGGTCTTTTTATCTATATAACTGACCCAGATCTTTTTCTTCACAACCCCACTCTGCCTGTATGTCTCCAATGCAGCCTTATTACTCGCTCTTAATGTCTCAGTCCTCGCTATCCTCTTCGCCCGCCTGAACCCCCAATCGTCGTAAGTCTCATAGACCCGTCTCACAAGCTCAGGCACGCCCTCACCTGCATTCATTCCCTCTATAAGCTCTGCCCTCAGTTTAGCCACATTCACTTCTTCCAACTTTTTCGAGAACATGGGTGTATAACTCTCCAGCCATTCCTGGACCTTCGGATCGGTTACATCGAATATCATGTCGAAGTCGTAAAGCGAGACAATCCTGGGACCTTCCTTTTCCATAACCTCAACGAATATTCCTGATGCCCCGTTGGCTAGCTTCTTCTCGAACACAGCCGTTGGATACAGGATGCTATCCACCTTATCCTTCTGCAGCCATGCCTTCTTCATCTTCTTCAAGTTAGCCACTAATATCCGCTTCTCTTCATCCCATATCCGTTTCAGCATCGTCTCGAACTTCTTCTCATACGGACTGATAGCCTTGAAGAGTGCATTGAATAGCATGTCATGGGCTTGCTTTTTGTCATCTTCCTTCGCAGCCTCTTTCAGAGAATCTATTAACATCTGTCTTAAAATAACGGTTGCCTCATTAATAATTATGGGTTTGCAGACTTCAACAGCCACCTTTTCGGCAAGCTCGCTGGTTAGGAAGTTGGGGTTAATCATTTTTTCATAAATAATCTATCCATCTTCAATGCCTCTTTATTAAGAATGTCTACCCAATCTTTCTTTATTTTTTCTTCTGCTAATTGATTTTTTAGTATTTCCGCCCATTTAACCGTCACCGTTTTGATGGGAAATACCCGCAATAACCAAAAGGGGAAATATCTTTGTCTAAATAGTTGCCATTTATTGGCGGGATATTCACTGCTTTCTGGCACTAAAAACCCGCCTTCCATCTTTTTTGCCTTAACTTCAATCATCCTAAAACCTCCTTAACGCTTTTCATAACCTTCTCCGTAAACTGCCTTATCTGTTCCTCCTCCGCCTCAGTCCCAAGCGGCATCAAACGGTTATCGATATAAGCCACATCACCGCCCTCTATTTCCTCTAGCCCCTCTTCCGCCCTGGCCTCATTTATTGTCATTATCCCGATCTTCACCCTTCCGATCTGCTCTTTCAATATCAAGTCTCTATCCTGTGGCACTGGATTATCGAATTCACAAAAGATTTTCTCATCATATAGAGGCAATACTTTCTCGTTCATCTTCTCTGAAAATCGTTCGCATCGTGGCAGTATCGCCCCTTCGGCATAATTCTCCTTTCCTACATATGCAGTAGCTCTATTCGATTTCGGGTCAAATATACTCGGTGGAATATCAAAGCCCAGGCATATCTCTTCCATGTTAATAGCCCTACCTTTAATAAAATTCATTTCTTCCGGAGTAAACACATCCTTTTCAAACTTCATATCCACAGGCGGAATGAGAAGCTTTCCGGCTTTCCTTGCACCTGCATATTGCTGTCCAAACATCTCTTTCAATCTAGCTCTATCTTTATCTGTTAGATTCGTTCCACTGCTTGGAGACAATATCCCTCCTATTCTTGCTTTGTTCTCAAACAGCGCTTTTTCAAAGTCCTCCATTTGTTCTCTAATATAAACTGCATTGGCAATTCCCTTCACTATAGAAAAGCCAGTAAATATATTCTCCGGATTAGGGAAAGTAAAATAAATTGCATCCTCAAATGGAATCTTGACTTCTGTAGCTCCATGTCTATATACGAAAGATTCAATAGGTTTCTCCAGTGTCTTTCCAAATTTGGGGTTGATATATTGAGACGGAATCGGCCATATTTGTGTTGGTACTCCTAAATTATTTTTCAGCATTAGCCAGTAACATTCACCAGTCAGGTCAGTATACATTGTTGTATATTCTTTGAAGTCCCTTTGATTATGCTTTGGATTAATACTCTTCATGAGGTCAAGAAATATATGTTCAGTGATTTCCTCTATTTCGACAGCCTTCCTCAAATAGCTATCGAGATGCGGTCTGGAATACAGCCAATTCTTTTTCTGCCTGCTCACTGGTTTAGTCTCTATCGTCTTGTAAGTTTTAGTCTTTTCCTTCTTCGCAATATAAAGCCTTAATCTCTGAGAGCCTACAGTCTGGAAATTTTTCTTGCTGCATATGAATACAAACCCTTTGAAAGCTCTAATGAAGTCGGCTTTAGTTTTAGGCTCTTTGCCAGCCAGTAATGCTTCCCCCCATCTCTCTAAATCCATGAATGCGGAATCATCGCTTATCATTGGATGAGAGCCAGTTGTAGAAAATACATCATCCAAGCCTTTCAGGTAGTGGCCTTTCGATCGGCCTAATACGTTTGCGAATCTTTCTATTATATTCATATCATTATCCCGCCACTATAAGATCGCCGATGCCACCCCTATCTAATTCTATGATTGCATACCTTAAAGCATCCATGCAGTGATCATCTCTCTTCATTGGTTTTTCCTTCCATTCACCTGTACTTTGGTTCCTATCGTATTGATATAGAGATAACTCATCTATCACATTAACACAACTTCTGAATACTTTAAGCCTGACAGTCCTTTCACTATCATCTTGCTTTCTCAATCTAGCATTCACTGTAAGTATTCCCATATCTACATCGTTGTTTGCTGGGATAACGTCATATCCCAACGCTTGCATTTCTTGTATTTCCTGTGCTCCTGAAGGATCAGCATAATAAGGAATATCAGGACTCATATTCCGTGAATGTTCTTTTAATGTCTGCTTCGATTGATAATATTCTTTATAAACATATAAGATATCATCAGGACTCAAAGCAAGTTTAAGGGCAACAAAAGGATTAATGAATCCCCAATCTATCCCACCAATTTTTGTCCAATCTTCTGGAATAGGAAAATCATCACATACATTGTATTTTTCATCAAAATCAGCATAAATAAGTCCTTCGGCTTTTCCAAATATTCCCTCATATCGCAGTTGAAATTGAATTGGAGTTAACATCCGCTTTGCTCTTTCATATTCCTCTTTTGGAAAATATGGGCTTTCAACTGATGGGAATTGAATAAAATCAATATCACCTTCCTCTCCTCTATTCCTTCGCTCTTTATCTTTCTCTATTTCTTTATGTACCCAGTTAAGAGCTATTGGAGTAAAAGTACAAAGTATCCGACCTTGCGTTCCACTCACCCGCCCTTGCATCATAAGCCAGATATCAGGTTTCATAAGACTTGCCTCATCTGCCCAAATCGCCCTTGCTGTTATACCTTCTATGGATTCTGGCTTATCTGCTGATCTGAGAAAAAAAGTCCTTCCATTTCTAGCCCTAAAAACAGATTCTGCCTTATTAAACGTTCCCCATCCATTAGGTATTATTTCTTGAAATTTTTGCATTGTACTTTGTTGCAATATCTTGTATGTAGGAGCAATAATAAGATAATCACCTGCTCCACATTCTTCAGATTCATTAACAATCCAGATACATCCGAAAGTTGTTTTTCCTGATTGAACACCTGCACAAAAAAATATAAATCGTTTCTTGCTTTCCCAAGCTCTATTTTGCCATTTGTGAAGTTTAATCTCATTTGTCTTCATTGTTTGATATTATAACCTTAAGAGGATGAAATTCACCTTTGTCATCTTGTGTTCCCACAATACTATTAGGAAGCATCTTTGAAATCATCTGATAAAACATTCCTTGATTTCTTTGGTTCTTCGTTGCCCACATGAATAGACTGTCAACCTTTTCAGGATATCTTTTAGATTCTTTCTCTATTTTTACAAAAACATCTAAATATGCCTGTTTCAAGTTAGTGAACTTGTTGGGTGTTCCCTTCTTTTTCCCACCCTTTTTAGGATGTCCTCTCTTAAATTTTGCGTCAGTCATTTTCCACTATTTCTCCACTATTTTAGTGGTCTCCTTTTTATCCATAATCACAACAAAAATCGTCCTCTCCGCACTATGAAGTTTATTGATATCAGCCACAAGCTTGTCATCTTCTGCCTTATACTCCAGTGTCAACCTTGCCTCTTTATCCATACTGCGCAAAGATTTTATATTGTTCTGCATAATCTGAGCCTCAAACGCTACTTTCATTTCTTCCCTTTCATGTTAAATATACGATTAGTGTTATCACCAATCTGCTTCTCAAAACTATTCGTTACTTGCGTACAATGCTTCTTCTGGTTGCTCACATCAGTCTTTATGCTTCCTATATCCACCTGCATAATATCAACCTTTTCGTCCGTCTTATTCACGGTCTCCTTAATTTCCTTCAAATCAATCCCATCCCCGTTCCGTTTTTTTGTGTCT